GAACTGAACTGAATGGATATTGGGCGTATACCACAGTAGGTGATGCGTACCCTACATTCGACAAGCTAGCGATACTAGCCAAAGCTCATGCCGCTCGTAGGGAAAAGAAAATCAAACGCGAGAAGCAGAAACAATATGCCGCTACATACAAGGCTAAGAAGCAAGTTGTGGAGGCCCCGGCCATACCATCAACTTCACTGACAAGTAATCCAAGTGCTGAACAGATTGTTAACTCAATGTCTGTTGGCATGGCCAAAGCCGTGTACTTGGAACTCAAGAAGGTGTTTGAAGCATGAAGATCGAAGTGTTCAGTAAGGTTAACTGCCAAAACTGCGACACTGCCAAGCGACTGCTCAGCGTAAACAACTTGGACTACATTGAATACGATGTTGGTCAAGCTGATGTTATGGCTGAGCTGTTGCTACGCAATCCAAGTGCAAGGCAGATGCCACAGATATTCATTGATGGTCAGCGTGTTGGTGGTCTAGCAGGACTGCAAGCCGCCCTTGACCTAATCATATGACTTGGCCTTTCCCAAACAAACCGGTTGAGCATGAACCGCTTGACCGGTTACCTTTCAATCCTGACAACGAAGAAGATGCTCCTCTATGAAGAGTAACCACAACACCATTCGTGATCTACTCAAGCAGTACCCCGATGGTTTGAAGTCGAGTGATATTTCCATGCTGACCGGTATCAGCAATCGTTCGATCAACAAATCATTGGAGAGTGTGTTTGGCGTATACATCGACCGATGGGAAAAATCTGAATACCGAAATAACTTGGCGGCAATATGGGTAATCGTTGAAGTACCTGAGAACTGCCCTAAACCTGAAAACACTGGAAGGAGATCACGTGAGCGGATTCGCTAAACAACAACTAGACATTGGGGCTAAACAACCCCTACACAAAATGAAACAGTGTGATAAATGTGGAGAGATCAAACCGCCTGAAGGTGGGATTCAAATGAGCCCGACCAAATGGCACTGCGTTCACTGCTGGACAAAGCGTGCGGCAGTTAGGAACTTGAAATGAAGTACATCACTCTGGACTTTGAGACCTATTACTCAAAGGAATTTAGTCTGTCCAAGATGACGACTGAGGCGTACATACGGGACCCGCAGTTCGAAGTCATTGGATTCTCCTACAAGGTGGGTGACGAGCCTGCCAAGTGGGTCACTGGTTCCAATGGCGAGATTGCTATGGCCTTGGAAGAACTTGACATTCCAAACAGCTACTTGATCTGTCACAACATGGCGTTCGATGGGGCAATCCTCGCATGGCGTTATGGAATCATTCCGAAATACTATTTAGATACGCTGTCGATGTCGCGACCTATCACGGGCTTAACTGTCGGTGGTTCACTCAAGGCACTGGCTGAGAAGTTTACTGATGGGCACAAGGGCACTGAAGTCGTGAACGCACTTGGTAAACGCAGACTCGACTTTACCCCTGAGGACCTTGCCAAGTACGGTGACTACTGCAACAACGATACGGAACTTACTTGGACTCTGTTCAACATTCTGAAGAAGGATAACCCTCCCAAGGAACTGTACATACAGGACTTGATGCTGCGCATGTTCACTGACCCAGTACTTGAGTTGGACAAGGATGTTCTGATTGCTCACCTGAACAGCGTGCAAGATAAGAAAGCCAAGTTGATGGAGCGCATTGACTTGTCCATTGGGCGTGACGCACTCATGTCTAACCCACAGTTCGCTGAAGTGTTGAAGAAGTTGGGTGTTGAGCCGCCAGTCAAGACAAGCCTGCGCACTAACAAGGAAGCCTATGCGTTCAGTAAAACCGACTACGAATTCAAAGCATTACTCGAGCATCCAAATACAGCGGTGCAAGCCGTCGTTGCTGCGCGTCTCGGCATCAAGTCTACGCTCGAAGAAACCCGCACCGAATCGTTCTTGGGTATCGCTGATCGTGGTGCGTTGCCAATCCTCTTGAACTACTGGGGTGCGCACACTGGGCGTGCAAGTGGTGGTGACAAGATGAATCTACAGAACCTGCCAAGGGGCGGTGCATTGCGTAGGTCTATCAAAGTACCTGACAACCATGTGCTTGTTGCAGTTGACTCAGCGCAGATCGAAGCACGAGTCGTGGCATGGCTGGCCGGTCAAGAAGACTTGCTTGTTGACTTTCGCAACAGTGTGGATATTTATTCTAAGTTCGCCTCCATCGTGTATGGCAAGCCAGTAACCAAAGCCGACAAGGTTGAACGGTTTGTTGGTAAGACGTGCATCTTGGGCCTAGGCTACGGCATGGGACCTGATAAGTTCCAAGGTACTTTGAAAATTGGTCAAGGTGGTATCTCTGTTGAGATGGATGCAGGCGAAGCCAAGCAGACAGTGACTACGTACAGAACCAAGTACGCCATGATTGCAGAATTGTGGAAGGATGCACAGAAAGCATTAGACAAAATGGCACAGGGCTATGAGACCACGTTCGGTGTCGGCATCGAGTTGCGCTGTACACCTGAGGGCATTCACTTACCCAACGGCACAATGATTCGTTACCCTGAACTGTGCAAGAACGGTGATGGATACGAGTACAAAGGTCGCTATGGTCCTGTCAAGATATACGGTGGTAAGGTAGTTGAGAACGTAGTTCAAGCACTTGCCAGGATTGTTGTGTTTGACCAAATGGCGAAGATAGACATTGAGATGCGTAAGAACGATAACCCACTGGCTGACTGTCGCTACAAGGTTGCTCTGACTGTGCATGACGAGGTAGTGTGTGTAGTTCCACACAGTGCCGCGCAGTGGGCGTTGGAGTTCATGACAACCACAATGTCAGTGCCTCCGAAGTGGTGTTCCAACTTGCCAGTGTCGTGTGAAGGAGACATTGGAAATAATTATGCAGATGCTAAATAAAAGCACTTGACATACGCTATGGATGCCCTAACATACACACCATCACCTGAGGTTTTTACCCCTCGGGCGCAACTCCTATGACAATACCTGCTTGGACATACAGTCAGCTTGAGAAGTTCGAAACATGCCCTAGGCAGTTTTACCATGTGCGTGTCAAACGAGACATAGTAGAGCCTCCCACGGAAGCAACGCTATGGGGCGGTCGTGTGCATGAAGCTATGGAATATCGTATCAAAGATGGTACGGCTTTACCAGAGGGCATGACGCAGTGGGAAGGCTTGGCTACCAAGATATCCAACATGGCGGGTCAGAAGTTTTGTGAAGTTGAAATGGCGTTGGATGAGAACTTTCAACCTGCACCATGGGGTAATGCTTGGACTCGAGGTATAGCTGACCTACTCATCGTTAACGGTGACAAGGCTGTCAATCTTGATTACAAGACGGGCAAGCGCAAGCTGACCCATCAACTGATGCTGTACGCGGGGTATACGTTTGCCATATACCCACAGGTTAATACAGTGGTGACCGGATTCGTGTGGATGCGTGACAAGAAGATCGACAAGGAAACGTTTACGCGTGACCAAGTACCGATGATTTGGCAGACATTCATTCCGAAGGTGCGTAAGTTGGAATCGGCTTACGAGCGTGACGCTTGGCCTGCACGACCATCGGGGTTATGTAAGGGATGGTGTCCAGTTAAAACGTGTGAGTTCTACAAGGATAAACGATGAAATTACCAGATTTTAGTGACTCAGCAGTAGACAATGCAATTGAATGCCCAGTATGTGGTGGAAACAATTTGCATCATGCAAACGTATCTGTCTTTGACCGCGTTGAAGATGAAGTAAAAACCACAGTAACAACCGTTGCTGAGAGCGGGGAAGTTACTGTACGAACTGAAGACTCGGCAGAAAGCCTCAACCCTAGCCGACGTAGACATGGATTGCTAATTACGTTTTGGTGTGAAAGCAATTGCGAAGTACCCAGCTTGGCTGTGTACCAACACAAGGGCAGTACTTATATGGAATGGGGCGAGGGTGGACGATGACTCCTGAAGGCAAAGTTAAAGAAGCCGTAAAGAAAGAACTGAAGAAGCGCAACATTTGGTTCTTTATGCCCATGCAAAACGGCATGGGTGTAGTCGGCATACCTGACTTTATCTGTTGCGATCGTGGTCAGTTTATTGGTGTAGAGACCAAGGCCCCGGGAAAACGGGGGTGTACAACTGCAAATCAGGAACGTACATTAGAAGCTATCTTTACCCATGGTGGATGGTCTATCGTGGTGGATGATGTTCAACAACTTATTGATTTCTTGGAGATGAAAGATGAACAAAGGCGGACCAACTAAAGCGGCTTACGACAAGGCGTACAACGCACGCCCTGACCAAGTTAAGAAACGCGAGATGCGTAACCAAGCACGTGCCGAGATGATGCGTGATGGCAAAGTACACAAGGGTGATGGCAAAGATGTTGACCACAAGAAAATGCTTGACGGTGGCGGCACTAACAGCAAATCAAACTTGCGTGTGGTGGATAAAGAAACTAACCGAGGCTGGAGGAAACGCCAAATAGGTGCGTATGGAAAATAAATGCTAGTCAGACAAGATAAGAGGGCACTAATCCTCAAATTAAAACATCCAACGAGAGTAACAACACCGATACCAACCGCAAAGTTGGTAACGCACAAAGGGCAGACATTAGTGGCTGTCCCACACAGACCTGATGAAGTTAAGGTACTGCGAAACTTAGGCTTTAACCCGCCTGACCCGATGACTTATTACTATAAGTGGCCTGGTCGTTTCAAACCTTTTGCTGCACAGATCGAGACTGCTAACTTCTTATCTATGAATGAACGTGCGTTCTGTTTGAACAGCATGGGCTTGGGTAAGACAGTTACATCGCTATGGGCATACGACTACATGCGTGACTCTAAGTTAGTCAACAAAGCATTAGTTATCTGTCCACTGTCCACGATGGAGCGTACTTGGGCGGATGAAATATTCCGAACCTTTCCCCATTTGGATACCACTGTTGTGTACGGCTCACGAGAGCGTCGCAAGAAACTGTTAGCCCAACCCTCTGATATCTACATTATCAATACCGATGGTATTAAAACGATTCAAGAAGAGTTAGCCAATAGACCCGACATCAATTTAATTATTGTTGACGAGATTGCGATGTTCCGAAATGCCAGTACAGAGCGTTGGAAAATCCTGAACAGCATATGTAATAAGCAGTCGCACAGACGTATATGGGCTTTGACTGGTGCACCCACACCACACGAACCTACAGACGCATGGGCTCAATGCCGAATCGTATGTCCAACCAACCCTGACGTACCCAAGTACTTTGGTCAGTTCCGCGACTCAGTCATGAAACAGATTACACAGTTCAAGTGGATACCAAGGGTAGATGCAGTCGAGACAGTTAAGAAGATCATGCAACCTGCAGTTCGGTTTGCCCTCGATGACTGTATTGACTTGCCCGAGCAGACGTTCATCAACCGAGATGCGGAGATGACGGATGAACAGAAGGTGGCCTACAAGGGTATGCTTGAGAAGCTGATAACTGAATACGAAGGTGGCGAGGTCCTCGCTGTCAACGAAGCAGTTAAAGCCAACAAGCTTGTACAGATTGCTTGCGGAGTAGCCTATGGCAAAGACGGCGAGCACATCTACATTCCTAACAAGCCACGCATTGACGTACTCAAGGAGTTAGTCGAGAGTTCAGAAGGCAAAGTCATTGTGTTCGTCCCGCTGACTGGAGTGCTAGAACATCTAGTGCGTGAGTTGTCAACTGACTGGACAGTAGCGGCAGTCCATGGTGGCACAAGCAAAGCTGAACGCGATCAAATATTTGGTGAATTCCAAAACGGCACAGACCTTAGGATACTGGTGGCAAACCCTGCAACCATGTCGCACGGCCTGACATTAACAGCGGCAACCAACATCATTTGGTTTGCTCCTATCCACAGCAACGATATCTATGAACAGGCTTGCGCACGAGTGCGAAGACCTGGGCAGACTAGAACGACAGTGATTGCTCACATTGCTTGTTCAGATATTGAAAGACGCATTTACACCCGCCTACGCACCAAGCAGAAACTGCAAGGTGCACTACTTGAAATCATGAAAGGAATTGAATCAGATGAGTGAAAACACTTAACACAGACACACGAAATAAGAGTAAGCTAATAGCCCCTTAGGACAAACATGAAAATATCAGAACTAGTAGCAAAATACGTAGAAGTACGCGACAAGAAGGCTCAGATCAAAGCTGAGTACGATGGCAAGATAGCCAAGGTCGATGAGGTACTGGACAAGATTGAAGCCGCCCTGCTCAAGACATTTGAGACCACGGGCATGGATTCTGTTCGCACTGAATTCGGCACTGCCTATACATCCACAAAGACTACTGCATCCATTGCAGACCCCGATGCGTTCATCACATTCTGTAAAGAGAATGACGCATGGCACATGTTGCAAAAACGGTGTGCGCAAGCCGCTGTTGAGCAATATAAAGACGAACACGAAGTCCTACCCCCAGGTATTGACTGGCGTGTTGAGAAGACAGTCAACATTCGTAGATCATAATTTTTAACCGGAGTAAACACATGAGCGAAATCATTCCATTCGATGGCAACCTGCCTGCTTATTTAAAGAACCAAAACGTGGAGAACTTGAACGGTGATTTGATATCAACCGTATCTACGGGTTTTCCCGTAGTGTCCATCAAGGGCAAAATCTTTGCGATTGTTCGTGGCGGTGAGCGCACGACCATGATGAACCCTAAAGACCCTGACAGTCCTGCAACGGCTATCGAGGTGGTGTTGCTCAAAGGCAACAAAGGTGTGTCTAAGGTGTACTACGCCAAGGGCTATCAAGAAGGTAGTGACGATCAGAAGCCTGACTGCTACAGCAATGAAGGCGTTAAACCTGAAGACAACTCCAAGAACCCTCAGTCCAAGCAGTGTTCTACTTGCCCACACAATCAGTGGGGTAGCAAGATCGGTGACAATGGTGGTAAGGGCAAGGCTTGCCAAGACTCTAAGCGCTTGGCTATCGCAGCCGCTGGGTTAATCAACGACCCATACCTGTTGCGTGTTCCTCCTGCCTCTATCAAGGCGTTGAGTGAGTATGCCGCAGCATTGGCAAAGCGCAACTTGCACTACTCTCAAGTGGTTACTAAGATTGCATTTGAAGCCGAAGCCGCCACACCTAAATTGACATTCAAGGCTATGGGTTATTTGCCTGAAGCCGCCTACAATGAGGTCAAGTCAGTTGTGGAAACTGAGGTAGTTGCGTCTATCTTAGGCACTGGTGTCGTAGCAGTTGATGAGACTGTTGCCGCATTGGACAAGCCTGCCCCTGTGGTTGAGAAGCCAAAAGCTGAAGCCAAACCCAAGCCCAAAGCAGAACCCAAGCCTGAGCCAAAGGTCGTGGTGACTGAGCCTGAAGTCGATTTGAATTTAGATGACCTGAACTTCGACGACTAATTTATCGGGGGGAAAACTGTGCAAAGTTTTTCCGAAAGCTAGCGAGAGAGCAGTTAGTACCCCCACCTTCTTGTTACTGGAATACATATGTCATATCAAATAGATCAGCGCAAAGTTGTCGGTGTCGTATTAGAGGCCAACGCTGCCTTGAACGACAAAGGATTCAATCATGGTGAAGTTATCTTGGGACTTGCAGAACTTATTGGACGCGTCATTGTCGAGTCCGCTGAGACTTCTATTCAAGCCGGTGAGCTTTTAAATGTGGCTGTTGCCCACATAGGGAAAACCATTAAGGTTGGTGCTGAAGCACAAGACAAGCGAATCATCACAGGGGTGTAATCCATGAACACGCTCGAATTCCTGCAAACAATCCTTCCTGAGGAGGGGTTTAAGTTCGTAGGGTTGGGACGTGTTGGACGCGATGGTATTGCACACAAAGCCTATGAGTCTTTAGAACTCATGGCACAAGCCATCGAATCTTATGATGCACAAAGCAACCTGATTGTCTACCATGCTTGCTGTTCCTATAAGGCACCAAGCTACGAGGCCGAGGTAAATGGTGAAACCAAAACCAAATACCGAGGTTCACAGAACTGGCATAAAGCCAAATCCTTTTGGATTGATATCGACTGCGGTGAGGACAAAGCCGAAGAGGGCAAGGGCTATCTGAATAAAACAGAAGCAGCCAAAGCCATCCTTGGATTTTGTCAGACTTACCAATTCGCTAAACCCATGCTTGTTGACTCAGGCGGTGGACTACATTGCTACTGGCCTTTGACCAAGGCTATTGGCCCTAACAGTTGGCGTACCATCGCCAATGAATTTAAAGCCGCGCTTAATGCCGCTGGACTGCTGGTTGACCCAACCCGCACTGCTGACTTGTCTTCTATCCTGCGACCCGCAGGTACACATAATCGTAAAGCCGGACGTGAAGTCCGTGAAGTCAAGGTTAAGAACGTACCCACGTTTGTCGAACCACAAGATTTTGCAGCCGCAGTCTCACGCGCCGTCGCAGCGCTTCAAGCTCACGTACCAAAATACACAACAGCGCCTGGTTTAAATGATGACTTGATTACGCCATACGATGGACCACAGTACGAAACATCCGCTCGATTGATTGCTGACCACTGCCAACAGGTAAAAGTCATGCGGGATACCAAGGGTGATGTGAATTACCAAACATGGTTCAACGTTGTTGGTCTTATCAAGCACTGTGTTGAAGGTATTGACCTTGCTCATGAGTGGAGTGAGAACCGCTCTGACAAACATTCCAATGTGGATGTATCCACAAGATATGAAACATGGAACGCTGCCTCTACCACTTGCGACAGATTTGAAGCAGATAACCCCGCAGGTTGCGTAGGTTGCCCTCACAAAGGAAAGATCAACACACCAATGGTATTGGGTAGGGTTATCCCTGAGCCCGAAGAAAGGATCGTTGAGGTCGTAGACGATGAAGTGGTTGTCGAGACTGTTGTGCCCCCTTTGCCGGAGAGCTATGAGTTTCAGAACAACCGGATGATTCGTTTCATCAAGGACAAGGATGGGGTCAACCAACCTTTTACATTCTGTTATCAACTGTTCTATCCTATTCAGCGTATCAAGAAGGCTGATGGAGCGTATGCGTTCACCATTCGGATGCACTTGCCGGACAAGCGAATTAGAGAGTTTGAGGTTGATACTATGGCTATTGCTTCGTCAGCCGATTTGCTCAAAGCCATGTCTAGATATGAACTAATGCCATCTAATAATAAGGACGCAACTATGCACCTGACTGCATACATTCGTGATTCTATTACCAAGCTCATGACTGAGCAGAGGGAAGTTGATACGCTGACTTCATTTGGTTGGCGAGACAACATGTCAGGGTTTCTATTAGGTGACCGACTGTATCATTCCGATGGTTCAGTTCGTCATGTGTACGTGGGTGGCGGTGCTTCTGCCTATAAGACTGTGTATCCTGCGCCCCGTGGAACGCTTGATGAATATACTAAAGCTGTCAACTTTATCTACAACCGTGAAAGCAGTGAAGCCGCACAGTATGTATTTTGTAATGTGTACGGTTCTATCCTGACACCATTTGGCGAAGACAGCTACAACGGTGTACTGGTTGCTGTTAACTCAGGCCACTCAGGTAAGGGTAAGACAACAGTATGGCGGGCTGCGCTGTACGGCTTTGCTGATGCCAACCAACTAATCGTTGGCGGTAAGGATGGCTCAACACAGAAGGCTCGGTGGAATACTATCGGTACCCACAAGAATATACCAATCGTGTTAGATGAGCTGACCGACTTGGACGCGGCTGAAGTCAGTAGCATGGCGTATACCGTCTCTCAAGGTGCAGATCGTGTGCGTCTTACATCTTCGGGCGGCAAGGTCAGTGTAGCCGAAAGGCATACATGGAAGTCCGTAGTAGGTATTACTGCCAACGAAGACTTGCACTCTAAGTTAGCCGCACATAATGCAAATACCCAAGCAGAGGGTGTGCGGATGATCGGCATTAACTTTGAGACTTATGGCGTACCTGTATTCGAGAAAGCTGTGGAAGTATCTGCGGCTGTCGATAAGATGCGCGATAACTGGGGCAATGCCGGTGATGTGTTCCTCAAATACGTGGTCACGCATCAAGACGAAATAGCCAAGCTGTGGTCTAAGATCGAGACCGAAATGTCAGTTGCGTTGCCACAAAGTGAATATAGGTTTTGGCGTAGCCATGCCACTGCAACACTGGCAGCAGCGCGTATTCTGATTGACTTAGGAATTGTTGGATTCGATTATGACCAGCTTGTTACTTTTACTAAGCGACTGATGGTCGATATGAGTCTGGCAGTTACTACTGGCAACATGACTACACCTGAGGACGCTCTGAACCGCATGATTCGCGACTTATCCAACCGCATCATAGTGACAGCCGAGTACCGTGATATCCGTACAGATGCCCGTGGTCCTGAAGATTCAATCTCAAGAATCGTTGGCGCACCTGCCGGACGACGTATTATTGGCAATCAGACGACCAAGGGTAAAGATAAGTACATCGGAAAGCTATTCCTTGCTAAGAAGGAATTTGGTGAATGGTGTGCCAAGAACCGGATGGAGCCAAAGGAACTTGTTAAGTGTGCCGTCAAGCACGGATGGATTATTCCTTGGCAGGAAAAGTTCAATATTGGTAGGGGAACAGCCCATTCAACTGGTAGCTGTACTTGCTATGCTTTTGACTTTGCAGCCATGGAAGGTACTGTGGAAAACACCAGTGGTCCAGTATCGCTTGTGCAAACTGAGGAAAGTGCAGTATCATCTGCTCACTAATTGAGGTTGCCCTTTGTTAGTGTGTTTTGCTCTCCTAAGTTGGATTTACCCCCTAGCCTAAAAAACTAGGGGGTTTTTTTCAGCAGTTCCAAGCGCGTAAAGATTTATTGATTCGTGAGTTGGGGTCTTTAGCCGTCTTCTCACTGGTCAACTTCTTCTTCATGCCTTCCATGCGTGCGCAGAAAGAATCTCTACGTGAACCGCCCTCAGGTTGTGGGGGCTTCAAGTTCATGCCTTCTTTTTTAGCAGAGGCTCGACCCTTGGCATTTAAGCCGCCATTTGGATTCTTGCCTTCTTTGCGTTGCCATGCTGGTGACTTAGCCATGATTATTTTCCGTAAAAAATAGTCAAGTTGTAGCCAGTAGGCATTGAAACATAGCAGTCAGTTTCAAACAAAATTCCAGGTGCTGGAATGATTACATTGTTAGTGTTGTTTGCATTACCTGGGACATCAATCTGACAAATAATTGTGCCAGATGCGCCACCGTCACGGAATGTCAACATACCACCTGTGGCTGTGCCCAAGCAGTTAATGCTCTTCAAATAAAAACTACCAGTAAACAAAGTACCAGTAGTTGCGCCACTCAGGTGGGCTGATTTCAAACCAACGGGATCACTCATCATCTTCTCCTTAAGAAACTGAGCTTACTTGCTCGACAAACCTACGATTTGATTTAGTGGTTTCTACACCACCAACAACACCACGTTCACGCTTGCGTGCTTCGACTGGTGCGCGGAACAACTCAGACATTGGCTGACGCTTGTATCCGTTTTTAACTCTCGACTCTTGCAACTTCTGCCAGTCATCTCGTGCTTCAGCCATGGCAGCTGAATCACTTGAACGAGAGGCTTCCACATAAGAACCTTTAATATCCTTGGCACGCTCTGAATAGAACTTGTCAAACTCGGCAATCACTTTCTGAGTGTATTGTCTATCAGTAATGGTCGTTGTGGGGAGACCAACGGCTTGGAAGGCAGCATCAATTAAGCTGATGTCTTCAGGCTTCATCACCAAGTCCCCATTGCGCATCGTAATTCCCTCAGTGGAGAAACGGTACGCTTTCATCGCATTGGCTACGCCATTAGGCAACGCCAACTCTAGGCCCTTGTAGTAGTTACCCTTGGACATCATGCCAAGCGCGTCTGTAAACTTCAGCCCAATATTAGCGGCTGGGCCCATAACCCCCACCAACATCTTTTCAGCACCGGAACGAGAAGTCAGGTCAGGTTCTACGAATGGACCGAATGGAGACGCAACGTTTTCCATGGACAACTTCTTGCCCAAAGACTCTAAACCCAAATAAGCAGGTACACCACGAAGCAGCAAGTCAGCGGCAGGGCCGTCACCTATCATGCGACGCAACTTGTATTCGTAATCATCGGGCTCGTCTTCATCTCCAAACACTTTAGACAGAATCCAAGCGGCTTGTGAAACAAACGGCACGCCCAGTGCGCCACCAAGAACTGCCATGTGTGCAGTAATAAATCTTAGTGAAGCACGCGCCACAGCCTTCTCTTCCGCACTGGCACCTTTGAATGAGGTGTGAATCAGTTTGGCAAGCATGGACAGCTGAATGATTTGGAAGCGTTTGAATTGCAACGCTACCTTGGATACGCCACCTTGCAGCACGCGAGGTGTATTGAATCCATCATATGAGCCATGTGTGTTGGACACAACGTCAGCAGCATACTTGGTAGCAGCGGCAGTATCACCGTTCTTATAACGCTCAAGGTATCCGCGATAGGCTGCAATGGCCGCAGTGGCACGGTTGATTGACTCAATACGTGTATTAACACCTTGCAACTTGAGCATCACTTTACCAAGTGTGCCCTGCTCATCAGTACGGGCTTTGGCTTCAGCATCAATACCAAGGTCAATCTTACCCATGCCGACCAATGTGTTCAGCATATTGCGCACATCTGCGGGGGCCTTGTTGAAGTCAATGTGCTCATTAACTCCCAAACCTTTAACCAACTCAGACATGTCACCGTAAGCACGCTTGATAGCACGAGCAGAACGGAAGTAACCGAGGCGTCCTGCCATGAATGGCAAAGACAACACAGAAGTCTGAAGCACCTGTTGGAGGTAGAACGCTGGGTTAGTAGACAAAGTCCACAGCGTTGTCATACGTGTTAATGCACTAGCCAAGTCGCCGACCGGCTGGTAGTCCATGCTGTTTGCGTGGCGAATATACAACTCGTTGTACATTGGCATGGCTTCTTTGCGGTTCCTGCGTGCTTCGGTACGCATGGCTTCGAGTGAATCGCTAATCTCATCACTGTGTTCCAAGGAAGCTAAGAAGTGTGCGTCAGCACGACCGCTAGTAGCCAAGTTGCGCATCATGTTCTTGTCTGCGCCTGCAACGTTTTTGCGTTGGAGTTCAGAGGCACGGGCACTGGCATCAGCCACGGACATCAAATACAAGTCAGCGATTGCTTTATCGAGCTTGGAGTCTGGCGAATCAGAACGACGCTCTGCCAAGTTACGCAGGCGCGCTACAGCAAGGTGAACATCTGAGCCACCAAAGTAGGATGCGTTGGCTTCTTTGATACCTGCGTCTTCAGGTTGAATATCATATTGGCCAGTGGCTTGCAGCTTGGCAGCAATCTCATCAGCCTCGCCTTGTGTTTCGGCAAATTGAACTATATAGTGCAGGGGATTGGAAACATTTTCCTGCAGCCAATTTTTGGCTTGTTGTTTGTCACCAGTGACGTACTCTGCCCCGACACGAGCTTCTGTACCTGTAGCTGCTTCTTCGTAGGCAATAAACTCTTTGGACTTGGCAACAACAACATAGTCACCATAACGTCCAAGGTATGCATAAGGGTCACCAACACTGACATTGCGAATGTTAGTAATCCGCTTGATTGCCTGTTTCTTTTCCTTGGCAATCTGTTGCAGCAGGTCAGCATCATTACCAGCGTTTCTAATACGAGAGTCAAACTCACGATTCACTGCGTTTTCAGCAGCTTGCTGTTTGAGTCTTAATGCATCGTAGCCGTGCTGGAACACGTCTTTAATAAGTTGCTGTGCAGGGGCAGGGAATGCGTCAAAGCGTTTCTTAAAGTCTTCATCAACTTCAAACAACTTAGTACCCACTTGCTGCTCACCTGGGTAGTAGCCCCACTTCTTTTCACGAGTTGAATCGTGGATGTATTCATTGACACTGCCTTTACCTTCGCCTTTAAGGTTCTCAGGCAACTTGTCAAATGCAGCCAAGATATTTTCGATACGCTTTTCAAAGTTTAAGCGGGTAGCTTGACGAGCATACTGAGCCTGCAAATACTTGGACACTGAAGGCATGTACTTCTGAGCCATGTTAGCCAAGTCTTCTGTAATCGCAGAAGCATAGAAGCCACGTTTAGCCAGTGTCTTAATGTTAGTAAACTGACGACGAGCTGTTTCTTGTAAGGGCTTGGGCAAAGCCTTAATGACTTGTTCCCCAGTTGGCGCTTTGGAAAACCTTGTAGCCAAAGTATCAGCTGCGTATACACCCGGTCTACCTTCTTCTTTGGTTGCACCTGAACCTGTTACTCGTACAAAGTCAATGTTTGGAATCTCTCCATCTTTCATACGAGTCAAACGACGACGGAACTCTCCCAGTAAACGTAGATTGTCACGACCAGAAATGCCCTCAAGGCGGGACCATTCATTACCTTCATTGTCTTTGGTAGTCGTAGCCAAACCTTCTACATATAGATCAACATAAAGTGCACTGTCGATGTCGGGGCCTGACACAATCAGAGACCATATGTTTGTTTGGTGGTCGCGAGTAGCTTGGAATGTCAACAAAACTTTGTCTTGATTGTTCTTTTGCTCATCACCAAAGGCTCTGGACTCGGCAGAAGTCACCACCATGGCTGCGTACTCAGGAGCACGAAAGCGAGCGGGGCTATAAAAACCTCTAGTACCAATTTCAGTGAAGGAACCAAACTTGTCAGCAGGACTCCAGAAGAATGACTCTTCACCGGGTCCGGGTCTGTCCTCATTTACGACTACGCTTGTGCCATCGTAAGTCCCTCTGGCTCCTGCATAGTACTTAGCAATTTGGCTTTCAGTAGCTCTGGCGTTTGCGCCGATTTCACTACGATGTGCCTGCATGTGTTCTTGCGCAGCAGCAAAAGAGAAATTGACCAAGTCTTGGACAGACAACTCTGGAACGTTGTTTATCTTGAAGAAGTTCTTAAATGCTTGTGAAGCAATATCATGAAGTTGTTTGACCCATGCTTCTAGGCGGGAACGAGGAGCATCCTTAACTTTTACACCAGCCAAAGCAGCTTCTTCAGCAGCGTAGGCTACCAGTTCTTCAGCAGCGATATCAGCGCTAATTGCGCCATCCATACGGGCAGCCGCTACACGAGCCATGGCACGCTCATAGACTTGACGCTCAAGGCTTCCCTTAGAAGCATTTGCCCATGACTTGACTTGACCTTCAAGAATCTTAAAGTTTGCGCCAAGTTTTTTCTTGAGTCCAACGTGGACACCAACTTCGTGGAGTAAAACTGCAAGCTCACTGCCCTTGGCAATGTTGTCTGCAATCAAGTGCACTATACGATCATCGGTCGGATCAATAAACGCCTGAGCGTTTTGTAGTTGCACAAGTGGCACCTTCTTACCAGCAGCCTCATATGCATCTTGTGCGGTCTGTGAAATTCGAATAAAGTCTTTGTATGCGCTGTCAGCAGGAATTACATCAAACAGTTTATAAAGAGTGTTCCAGATGTTGTAGACAGAGTTTTTAGATTCTGTCGTGCCTTTTGCCTTTGAGAACAGAGTTGATTTTGGCGCTGGAATTTCGTTTTCAGCGGTTACCGCTTCAGCAGTTCCATTAGTGCCTGTTGCCTCAGGCTTTTCGTTGGCCAGTGTTGTGCCAGAAGGTTGAGTGATCTCACCGACAATTTTGACAGCAGCCGCAAGGTTAGCTTGTCCACGATGGACGAGATCATCCCAGCGATCTTTTTCAGATTTTCTAAGAACGTCATATGGTGGCAACTCCGGTGCTAGTTTAGATACTTCAGACCACTGCTCAGCAGGAGTCTTTACTTCTTCGGGCTTGGCTTCTTGCTTGGGCTCGACTTTGACTTCAGTTTCTCCGGCAGCTTTGCCCCCTTTGGCGTTTCCTTTGCCCACCTTTTTGCCACCTCCGGTTCGTTTGCGAACAGGAACTTCCTCTGTGCTTGACTCTTGAACGGCATTCTCTTCCCCTTCTTCCATAACAGTGGGCTCAGCTTCATCTAAAGCAGCTTGCTTCTTGGCGTATTTATTCCACAGTTCAGCAAGTTGTTTGGCTTTTTCAGTATGCTCGGGCGTACCTGGCTCCAGCTTGTCCAGTTCATTTTGCAGCTTTTCTGCGCTATTAAATATAGACGTTGCTTGTGTACCCACAGCCCCTTGGCTTCCGCCAGCAGATGAAATAGTTCCAAATCCAGCGGCACTCAGCTGTTCTGGTGTTGCTGCATTCATTTCTTTTGACTGCTGTTCACTAGCCGTGTCTTTAGTAGTAATTTTTTTATTACGACTGTAGAAATAAATAATTTCGCCTGCGCCAACACCATCAGGAAATTCAGGTGATCTGAACACAGCGCCTGCGTCCAACAACAAATCATCAAAGGCTTTGCCTTCTTTGGGTTTGTCTATTCCATAAGATTTTTCAGCTACTTTATAAAGCTCATTAAGTCGGTCAACCAACTTGGCAGTTTCTTCTACAGGCAATGTATTAGTGATTGCCTTGGATACTTCAAAAGGTTTTGTAGTGGTGTTATGAGTACCGGCAGGAATACCAAGGCGCTGTTCAATTGAAGTAGCTTCATTCTGTTGCGCTTCAGTAAACCTGGGTTTAATAACAATACCCAAACGCTCTAGTTGTTTCTGAATTGTGGACTCAGAAACTTTTAAACGAGCAGCAATTTCCGCATGGGTTTCACCAGCACTAAGCGCCAGCATTACCATTTCGACTCGTTGGTCAAGACTCATCCCGCCTTTTCGTTCTTGCTTAGGAGCAAGGATTGACCGGATTAAGTTTTTGCGGATTTCTTCCCGACGTTCTGGGCTGATGTGGCTAAGGTCCGTGGCGTAGTATGGGATGTTTGGGTCGTAGACTCGCGGCTCTGTGCTTTTTGCCACAGTTGGCTCAGCCAAGGCTGAAACATTGGGTTGTCCGGACTCACTAACTCCTGCTTGCGTGGCTTGTTCATCAAATGCTCCTTGAGGACGTTCTCCACCAAATGCTTGATGGAGTAACGTGTTTATTTCCGCGTCTTGCGGGGAGACGCTAGAGCGAATGTCGGGTACTGCACTGGTGCCAGTCCGTATTCCTTCTCCTGATAACTGTCCAGTTTGGAGACCAAGCGATCCTTCAGGGACACTTCCTGCTCCGACGGGTTGAACGTTGCTGGGTCCCACAGCCCCAGCTCCTGTTGCGCTTGTTTCTGTTGTTCCGCCTTCGACTGGAACTGCTCCCAGCCCGGTAGTTGTTTGCAGTTGCAATTTTCCATCTTTAGCTCCTTTTTCCGCTTTAGTAGCTTCCGCTGCTGTGAAACCATCCGTGTCTTTGCCAGTAATGGCTTCGTAGATGGCGTTGAGTTGCTCAAGTTGATTACCTTTGGTAGTCGTCGAGAGTTTGTTGAGAATCTGTACGGCTTCATCTAATGATTGAACGTGGTCAATCTGGAACTTAGTCATCACTTTGCCAAGCGCCTCAATGGCTTTATCAGCGGAAGGCACTGGGTTATTAGCATTGAAGTTAAAACTTACCAGTGGGCTTGGCTTTTCAGGCGAAGCAAATGCTTTGTTGGCTTGCGTAATGGCCTGCGCAATCTGCTGCACATGAGGTGGCAGCATGTTAAATACAGTAGCAAAGCGATCACCAAAAACAGCAACACGCGGGCCTTCAATATTCTGACCAAAGATGTTCAGAGACGTTGGGTTTGCAGGGTCATACTGCGTAGCCACCTTGCCAAAGACTTCTTCACGCTTGGCTAAGTTTTGCTGTGCTTGGTCAGCTTGTTGGTTTTGTGCAGCAGCAGCTTGAGTCTGCTGAGCAATGTCTGTTGTGCCACCTGTTACTGCAGGAGGCGTCATGGTTGCTACTTGGGCTTTTATAGCTTGGTATTCTTGCTGTTCTTCAGGTGTAAAGAAACGACCTTCGGTTGCTGGAATTTTTAACGGCTTACCATCAGGACCTTCAACTGTACGAGCAGGTGAACCTCTACCAATAGCTTCCAACTCAGCCAAACGTGCCATGGGGTCTGGATGATTAGCAGCTGCAGGAGGAGCAACAGGTGGGGCAGGAGGGGCTACATTAGATGTAGGTGTACCGCTTACGTCCGGTTGTGAATAGGCTTGTTGAATTTCATTAGTAGGAGCACTTCTTCTCCAACCGCCAAGGCCGCCGCCCATTACCCCGCCAAGGGTTGCGCCACCAATAAACGATTCTTTATATCGCTCAAGTGCTTCAGGGTCAGTCAGCGTAGCATTGGGGTCTACAGCCATGCGGCCTGCTTGGTTCAATACCTCTTGACCAGTTTCTGAGATACCTTCTTTAAGCGCAACACCAGTGCCTGTGGCAACAGTACGAGTGGCAGCACCTAAGATACCACCGGGGCGGTCTAATAGATTGATTGTGTTTTTAAATGCACTACCGCGCATTACTGCGCTTTCAACACCAACAGCGTTCAGTGCAGCGTATGGAACAGCTAATCCTGCAGCAGCCAACAAATCTGTTTTGCCACTTTGCTCACGCTGGTTACTCAGGATATCACCAACAGCTGATGGATATGATGCAACAACACCACCAACTTCAGAACCAAGGTCAAGGGCTTTCTTGGCAGCCAATGCTTCTTCAGCAGTCTTAGCTCCAGCCAACGCAGCACGAGTGCCGGTCATTGCACCACGGGCAACTAAACCACCCGTTAATGCTTCAGCAGCGTAAGGCGCAGATTGAATCGCTAAGTTTTTTGCGTAGCTGCCAAAGTCTTCAATACCATGGACGTCTTTCCAATCAGTAACAGCGCCCATTTCGCGAGCACGAGCAGTTGCTACATCAGCTTGAAGTTCATTTGCACGGCGTTGTTCAGCAAGCCAGCTGCTTGCTTTATTGGCACCAAGGGCTCCGGTTACGGCCTCGCCAACTCCATAGAGTCCGGCTTGGTATCGGTCGATAGATGACGAAAATTCTTTAGCACCAATGCCCCCAGTTCCAGGGTCATAGCCAAGGGTCATAGCTACTTGAGTAGGTGGCACTTTGGCCACCTTCGAGTACATGGAAATAATGTCTTCGTCTGAAGCGTCTTTCCAATCGGGCCCTGCCCAGCTACGCAGTTCGTCTATCGAGCGAATTGGCATATGTACTTCCGTTAATCAAATCTACCGGCAGGAGCCAGAGGCGCATTCTTTTGTGCCCATGCAGCTTGTGCTTGTTCAGGCGTAGCGTATACGCCGAGCATTCCAGGCATTTTATAACCTGTTTTTCCATATGCAACTGTTTTAACAGGCATAGGCGCACTGGCTGGCACTGCTGCAGGAACTACGGCTGATTGAGTCTTTGTAGGTATAGCTGCGGCTGGTGCTGCTGGAGCAGTTGATTCTGTTCGTGGAGCAGGTTTTACATCTGAAGGCAGACCTCCTGCGCCTTCTGTTCCTGCGCCTTTCCCATAAAAGTCTTCTGCGTAGGCTCTTTGTTTGCTTGGTGGCAATTGGTCAATTGGAATTGCTTTGCCAGATTTTTTATCAAATTCGTTGCTGGGTTTGCTTCCGAATTCTTTAACGTAGTCCAACACGTCTTTATTAGTGATGGGTTCTTTAGGTTCTTTGGGTTGCTTCTTAACAGAATCCAACAAACCTTTAATGTCTGCAGATTTTGTGGCTCCAGCTGCAGCGGCCTGCATGACCAGTTTTTCGTAAGTTGCCTTACCTTCTGGAGTTGTTGGGTCTGCGATCTGGGTAATTTTGTCAAGGAATGGCTGCATTGCTTCTCGAGCTGCCACATTATTTTTAGCCAATTCAATGGATTGCTGAAGTAACGCGCCTTGTGCAGTAGCATGCCCAGCTTGAGCGTTATGAAGCGCAATCGTAGATGGAGCAATAGATGCACTGGTCGCCGCATTTTGTAGCGCAGCTTGACCTTGCATTGTGTGGGCAGCGGCTGTTTGCTCTTGCGTTTTAATGGTGCTCTGGGTTTTAAAGAACTCTTGCAAATCCTTGGCGTTAGTAAACACGCCAGCGGTAAGCATACCTTGCATGGCGTTGTGTTGGATTCGTTTACCAAGCACATCAGTTAAGCCATTTAAAATGTCATCGTGGTCTGACAAGCGTTCAATAACTTTACCTTTAGCGTCTTTAATAACAAGTTCATTTCCAATAACGGACGCTGTATGTCCTGTTAATTTTGTAAATTCAGAACCATATTTTGTGACAGTGCCACTTATACCATTGGTCTTTAGTTCACTTTGAACTTCATCTCGCAGTGCTGGAATCTTGTCTTTCAACGTATTCATGTACGTATCAAACGCAGCTTCTTTTTTTGCAGCACGTTTGTAAGCATCAATTTCCAGCTCGCCTTTTTCCAGGCCTTGCATTTTTCCAAGGACTTCAGCGCCTTTTGTGGCGCTAATACCCATGATTTTATTTCTGTAGTCTTGCATAGCCTGATCGCGGCTATACAATTTTTGCGTTGGAAACGCTTCTGTAGGATTGGCAGACAGTGCTGGTTGGGCACCTTCTTCTTGTGGGCCTCTGGAGCCTCCGGCTGTTCTCCATGCTTCAGGAGTACCTGTTCGGCCTAACGTGTCTGCGTAGGCTTTATCAAGTTCATTTTCCTTTTGGATTTCCGCCATTTTGGCGTCGTGCAGTTCCTGCAGTCGTTTTGCTTCTGCATCACGACGTTCTTCTTCGCCTAAACGAAAATAGGTATCAACGCCAGCTTTGGCAGCGCCGCCAGCGAATGCGCCAAAATTAAACCCCATGATTCATCACCTTATCATAGTCAACAAGTTTGTATCCATCCATGTGGGTGGTTACAGCCTCAGGCAAGATGGGTTCAACGTCTTGTGCCATCACACCAATTTGGATACCGTGGCCCCATGTGTCGCGATACTCTGGTTTATATTCAAACGCATACAATGGGAAGCCATTGGTCAGTGTGCCAATCTGGTAAACATTTTCTTTAATGTTAATGTCTGAGCCAAAGAGCGCAGTAACATTTGCTGGGTTCTTAATAGCCGCAGCACCAAGCGTTCCAAACATACTTCCAAAGCCAGCAGACGCATTTGAATCAGCAGAATATTTTTCCAAATCGGCTTTGTATTTGCTAACGCCAAGGTTACCAACATTGTTCCAGCCTCCCATGGCAGTAGACGTTGCACTATTCAACGCACCAGATGCAGATGTCGTACCAGCCAAAGCTTTACCAGTAGCGTCAATACCAGCTGTACCAGAACTCACAGCAGAATTAGATGACGCAAGAGACTGCGCAGGAAGACCGGCAGCCATATTAAATACTTGAGCTTGTTTTGCTAAACCAAGTTGCTTGGCTGCTTCGCGTGTTTGCGTACCAGCTTGGGCTTTTGCCAAAGCAGCGGCAACGTTATTAGCATTGAATCCTGCACCAGAACGACCAGATGTTGGATCAATACCATAAGCACGATCCCTATTAACCTGTGTTTGACGCGCAACTTCTTGTGCACTGGCAATATCACCAACGGCTTGGCTTGCTAATTGTTCTTGATAGCCTGCTTCGTTGTATTTATTAGCGTCTTCAATTATTTTTCTACCCGCAGAAAAGCCAACATCTTCGTAGATGGAGCGGTCTGTCATGGCATTTTTAAGTTGAAACTCACTAGCTTTTTTATCCATTGCCCACACTTCATCAGCACGGGAATTTTCTTTTTCCATCTGCTTGAGCAGAGTAGGATAAATATCCGTTTTAAAAGTTGTCCACATTTCTGTTGACAAATCAGACATTTGTTTTTCTGCAATACCGATATTAGGATCGGGCGCAGGAGCAGAGCCACCCCAGAATGACATTATTCACCTCTTGAAAATTCGTTAAAGGAATCATTGGAAGCGGAGTCTGTCCACCCTCTCAATGATGCTGCACGTGCGTCTGCAAAGTTACTGGTTAAAGCCACGCACAAGACTACCAAATTAATAAATTCTTTGCGCAGCGTATAGGCGTGCGCTTGCGATTCATCAGTACTATGGTCAGCGTTGGATGTATGCCACGACGTAATCATGACCACAATCATTCCAGCCAAAGCCGTGTAGTGCCGCTGATAGAATTCGTTTGCAGGCAACTTAAGTAGCAGCTGAGAAAACACATTGTTAATGTCATCAGGGGTAACCCGATTGTCTTGGTCAATGATGTCATCCCATACTTCAATAGCGTTCAAGACAAGAGTCAGGAACTCCAAAGCCTCCAAGTCTTTTACAGACTCGGTCATCCATGGGGACAAGGGCCGAAGTGTATGGTTACTCATGGGGCTGTATCTTACATTGTTTGTGCATTATGTCCTATAGCTAAGTTTTTGGATACTTAGTTTTTACGGCTTGGCAAGCAGCAATATATGCGTCAATCCCAGCTTGGTCACCTTTGACAACTGCGTCCAAGTAGTCAGTTATGGGTGGGTACTCCGTTTCCCGCTGGAGCCTATAGTCAGGAATGCTGGTAACGGTCTTTATGTACTTACCGTCTGCTATGGCAGTTTCTATTGAAACTTGTGTGTATGGGCGGGTCAGGTTCAGGATTTCCACATACTCAAGGTATGTATCGTCCTCTTTGTGCGTACTTGGGCCGGACACAATTTGGCCGTTTTCGACTTTAACCCATTGCTGCATTACCGGACCCCCCACGCCACGCCGTTAATTAGCTCGACAGTGTATTCAGCGTTATTTCCAGTAACAAAGATGCCTACAGGGGTTGCAGATGAATACGTAGCAGCCGTCACACCCGATGAGTTGGTGGTAATTCCATATGATCCTGAATTGGTCATATAAGAAATTTGTTCTGCGGCAGTTACAGTACTGCCTGAAATATTGTAGTTTGCAAGGATCATTACGCCAAGATCGCGAGAAGCAGATACGCCAGCTGCTTGTACGTTGGCAATTACAACAATTTTGTGGGGCGCGCTAACAGGCGCAGGCATGGTACCGGCATAGACAAGATATAACGGGCTACCGCTTCCGTTTAAATAATATGGACCGTTTGTTGTAGAAACAGGAGTACCACTAACAATTCGAACATAAAGCCCTGAATAGTAATTAACTTGATACGCAGTCATTAGCGCACCAGAAATTTGCCCAGATCGTACGCTGATGGCGTTAAATTCTACGTTGCCGTTGCTGTCAATAGTCCAGCCTGTTGAACCAGCAGAATAGTTACCGGAGCGAATATATGTAGGGCTGACGTTGCTACCGCCAACCGTACCGGTCGTGACATTACCGCCAATCGTGGCGTTACCTTGGTTGTCAATGGCGAAAGTAGTAGTTCCGGCTTTTTTGGCGACAATGCCGTCTTTACCAAAATACACACCATTGCTGAGGTCAGACCCAGCAAACATACCATCGGTTACGGAAAAAGTAATACGTCCTGTAACTGTATCGCCAGACTTAGATATCTTGGAGTTGGCTGTATTTTGCGCGGTAGTAATGCTTGGGGTTAATGCAGAATTTAACCAGCCAGGGTCGGCGTTGATATAGTTGTAACTAAGAGCTGTACCAGCGGCAAAGATTACATTGCCTGACATATCCTTGATGGATAAGCCACGGGTATCAATTTGGCTTGCAGTTAATTGACCGCGAATAGAGGCAGCACCAAACTCAGCAGAGCCATTGCCATCAATCTTCCAGCCAGTTGAACCAGAAGAGAAGCCGGTAGATTGAATATATTGGCCAACGTTAATTGAGCCAGCCGTAAGTTTATTGACCGCTAGGCTAGAGATTTTGGCATCGTCTACAGCAAGGTCTTGAATCTTGGCGTTAGAGACCGCAAGGTTTGCAATGGCTGCATTACCCACGGCAAGGTTGGCAATCTTGGTTGTCGTGATTGCGTAGTCTTTAATCTTGCCAGACTCGACTGCGTCTGCTGCCAGTTTTGTGGCATCAATGATTAAATTGCTAAGGTCTACTCCGCCTACAAGGCCAGTGCCACCAAGTGTGCCAGTTGAACTGTTGTATGGGCCAGCAATGTTGGCTTGAGATACAAAACGAATCCAATAGTAATAACTTTTATTTGTACCTACAGGATCGGAATACACAGCCCCGGGAGCAAAACCTTGAAGTACAGCATGGGCAAGAACGTTGTCAACTGAACGCCAGACTTCTGTATATGCGTAATTAAGGAATCCGCCCGATACATTGGGATCAGTCCAGCTAAGCAGAATGTTGGTAAAACCAGCACTGATTGATAACCCACCAGGGGTAGGGGGTGGTGTGGTATCTGTGGCCCCGTCATAAACATTGGTATTGTTTATGGTCGTATTTGAGATGGCAGGGTTTAACCCTGCATCAACCACCGTGCCATTAGGTAAGGGATTACCCGATATAGCCCCGCCAAGAATTTCCAGACTTTCTTTCATAGGGCGCAGAATTGCCGCTATGGTCGTGTCCTGAACTGGACTAATTGAGGGTATACCCGGTAGTTTTGGCAGGTTAGCCATTAGGCTTGCTCCAACTCATCCACAGATGTGGCTACAGTAATACGGCGTACAGGCACGTTACCGGTAAGTTCAATCTCCCAATAGTAAGACCGAGTGACATTTGGAATCCTGACTGGTTCATCGCCAGTCATATTGATTGTTAGAACTCCCTGCCCTTCAGCGTACAGATTGACTGTTAGATAAGAACCTGGGTTAGCCGCCATGTATACATAATCTGCGTGCACTTGAAGCGCCGCGTAGGTTGTAGGGCGGTTGTGAATAAACTTTTTAGACCGCCATGTATAGATCGTATTGCCCGTTGTACTGGTGTCCAGCGAATAAATTTTGTTGTCTGTGGCAGATAGAAAGTAAACCGTACCGGTAACAGAATCAACAAACCGTGCTTTAGCAGGGGAGTCAAACGTAGCCAACGGCGGGTTATCACCTCGCAAAACAATGATTGAGTTACGAGCACCAGCGACAGTCTGGAAAAATCCAAAGTACATGTTGTTGTATACCGCGCCAATCATGGATGACGGGTTTAACTGTTGCCATTCTTCACGGGTGTATAGCGCATTAGAAATAACTTCTTGAGTGCCGGGGGCTATAGAAACCAAGCCGTTGGGACTGGCGTACAACACGCCATACTGGTCAGATGTAATGGATTTCTTAGACACACAAGGCTGCATCATTGGCAGTTTTTCTTGCATCATGCTAGTAGGTGTCGTACCCGTAATCATGTACGGGTTATGTGTGGTGCCTACAAAGAGTGAATTACCAAAGACACCAAGCCCAACAATTGGAAAATGTGTTGTCAATTTATAGGTTTCAGGCCAAGCATGGGGTAAATAAGGTTCGCAGAACCAAATTTCGTTGCCCGTAAAACCTGCCAACATGCCGTTAGGCATGGCCACAATACCTTGTAGAGTAGAAGGTGGGGGTGAATAGTACAACGACTGCAGTGAGTCACCTAACTGAGTTGCAGTTTTTGTGTCCACATAGGAAGTTGTAGCCATTGGTATTGCAGCTACTAACAAATAGGTAGAAGTGGTAGCCCCAATAACAGAACGATAAATACGGCGTTCGTAGAAATTGTAGTTGCCAGTGGGGGGCGTAGCAAAACCTGTAATGGTTACAGAGTCACCAGATGTGTTGACTCCTGTAATATTGGTAGGGGGACTAGGAGCAGACTCCTCATATACGTTCCCAAATTTAGTCACATAGGTATATACATACGCACGGTCTTCGCTGGGCGCAGTACCTGTGCCTGCTTTGGATAGAGCAGGCGCACCTGTTGGGGCTGGAACTCCCATTTCATAATAGGAGTTAGGGTAAGGGGCAGTTCCTGAACTGGTCGCCATCGCCCAGTTAGTCTTTCTAGGGGTAAACCCTGAGCTTGTATAGTACAAGCGAAATTCATCTAAGTCAGCTACGGGACCGGGTACAACGTCTACGTCATAGTTCCATTCAAGCCACACAGGCGAAGAACTGGATGGGCCTCTAAACTTATAAATAGATTGAACGCTAGAGCCGCCACTTGGCGTGTACTCTAAGGTCGGGTTTCTCCAAGGACGAATCTCAAGAGACGTCAGCTTGGCATTGTTAGCAATCTGCGCTTGGTTACCCTCGAGCGCAGTGGGACCAGTCCTCGGCACAATACCGGAAAAATTATCAATACGTAATCCGGGCATGATCCCACCTTCTCAATTAAGCTGCAGGAGCGTCTTCGGCAGGAGCTTCAACAGCTTCGGCCTTTTTAGATTTTGTTGTTTTCTTACCACCAGCAGACTCAATCTCATCTGCCAAAGCCTTACCGTCGTCATTCAGGTTAAAAACACCGTCATCGTCCAAGCTACCGACTTTTTTACGGCCCGCCATAACACCTACGATAATGTTGCCAGCAACCAGCTCAGCGCCTGTTGCTTCCATGAATTGTTCAAAACTGATTGCCATTTTGGCTCCTTAAAAGTTGATAAAAGGTCTCCACAGACCTACACACATTCTGCCATTAAGAAGTCAAGACTTCAAGCGCATGAGTAATATGTTTGATGCGGTCGTTCAAACCAATCGTACCGCCGTTAATTTTCTTGGTCATGCCAATATAGTCACGAGTATCAGCAAAGCGATTGAGCTTTTGAACGTCCCAGAACCAGCCAGCAGTTAACGATGCATACATGGGCGTGGCAACCAGATCGGGCTCCATAACAAAGTCGATACCCAGTGCTTGACCTGCATGGTAATAATTAGCATGACCGGTCAACTGAATGCATCCGCGTCCGCGAAAACGATACCCGTCGCCTGAGGCTTCGTCACGGTTTCCCATACGGTTGCTGTAAACAGTATTGGCAATGAGCTTTGGATTACGGGCGCACGTTTGTGCCTTAACTGCGTCAAATCGTTTAGGCCACAGCTTTTGTAGGGCTTCGGCTCTGTAGTTCAAGTTCTCTTCAAGTATTTTGAAGTTGCCACACTCATGGCTGCACTGACCAATGAACGATGCTTGGCGCAAAGGCGACGAAATGTCAAACTTTTGAAACGTAGCGTTAAGCCCATCAACCCACTCGGGGCCAATGTGAAGCTGCTGTAGTTGACTAGCGGTTACCATTTATCAAATCCCTTACTTGGTTGTAGGAGTCGACGCAGGCATTGAGCTTGGTGATGGCTTTGTCTCCTTCTGCGACGAGGTCGATAAGAGCTTCAATAGTCTGTCGCTCAGCGTCGGTTCCATCTTGCTTATCTCCTGCGGGAGCGGGGGTACTTGGGGCGGCTTGTACGCAACTTGCGGTGGGGAGCCGCAGCTGGCCAGTCCGAGCAAGCTCACGCATAGCAGACTGCTTTTTAACAATGTCATCTTGCGCCTTTCTCAGTTCAGTTTCTTTGTCCGCCAACTTGGAAGACATGTTCTTTTCAAGTTCACGGGCTTCGTCATTCTTCTTGGCAATCTCGATCTGCATTTCTGCGTCACGGTCTGTCCAGCCATAGTGGTATCCGCCACGGTACGATCCAAACAGTGCAACTGCGACACCGATGATTAACCATGGAAGTGGGATGCCAAACATCACTCAGCCTCTTTCCGTGCAAGCGCAGTCTGCGCTCTTTCATGATCGTCTTCTAAATGATCTGGCGGCGTTGTGGGTGGGGGTGGTGGCACCCATGTTTCATCCAGCTCAGGGTTTGTATATCCCATCCAGTTGTAGTTGGACATTGGAGAAGTGGGTGCAGGCGTGCTTGTAGGTGTCGTAGGCGGCAGCACTGAAGGTGCCAACTTTTCTGCCACAGCCTTGGCTGCTTTGTTAATTGCAAACATACCAATCAACGTAGTGATCGAGCCAGTCATCAGCAGCATCACGTCGTTAAGCATTTTGGTGAACGCCATATCTATGGGGGCCATAGACTTAATAGGCTGCGTCACAAAGATGACCGAGTACAGCATGGACATAACCGTCCCGCCAAACACCATCATGACTACAAACACTACAAACGCCCAAGCCAGCACTTGGATCAGTAGGACTAATTCATCTACTGTTTTAATTTCAAGTTTCATTTGTGTGGCTCCGGTGCAGGCTGTACAACAGGCTGGGCTTGCTTATCTAATATGGGTGCTACTAAATACTCGGGGCACTGCTGTGTAAATAAGCACTTTGGCTTTTGGCATTGTTCCAAACCAAAGTTGTCAGGGTTCTGACATGGGTAGCGGTAAACATCTTTGCACCCTGTCAGTAAAAGGATTAGGAGCAGATATCTCATTTGGCCATTTCCGTTGAAGCCAAGTTCAACCGTGTTTTTACAACAGTCAGGTCTGAAGGTTCTTTCATGAACCCAACAGATGCGTAGCCGTCAAACTCACCAATCTCGGGTGGGATAGAAACCCAACAAGTAAAAGTAACACCTTGTTTAGCTTCCCACTCAGATGTTCTACCCGTTACTTCACCTTTAGCGCAATAGACTTCACCATTCATCATGGCAATCATGGCGGCATTTCGTGCAGGGTCTTTATTAAACAGGGTTGAGTTATAACCGTCAAACTCATTGGTTCGACCTTTAGGACCATATGCAAGTAGCGTAGTACGACCGTTCACGACCAGATTGGCTTTGTGGACAATCATGGTGTCAGCTTCCAAGTCTTTCATGACGCTTTGAGTAATTTTCTCAAGCGCAGGAACTTCACGCAGTGAGGATTTGTGTGAACTGTTGGTAATAGCACCAAGAATAACCTGCCGTGAATCCCAAGCAAAGTATCCTGCAAAGGCAAGAAACGATAGCAAGATAACGGTAAACAGTTTGAATGGATTGTCTACCCATTTAATAAGCTCAATAACCTTGTCGGCTGTTGATTCGTTTTTTCTACGGGCATGTGTCACAGTAATAGCAGGCTCAGCCTTAGGTTTTGGCGTTGGCTTTGGCACCGCACGTTTGACGGGTGCTACTTTGGCTGGCACTTTGGCAGGAGCTTTTTTGGTGACCATGTTATACGTAGATGTCTAGTTTACGATTCTGGAATATTTCCAGCCTAATCCTATTTTGTTCGGCCTTCTTGCAATACAACTCAAACAGCAGGTCTTGAATTTTCTGTTCTGCTTTGGCCGATTTAACTATTGCACGATGTTCTTCTTGGTGCTTTTCAATTCGTCTTTGGGTACCATCAATTTTCTGAGGGTATCCACTGGCATCAACAATCGGGAACAGTCTGATCTTGTCAATCATTTCTTGTCCTCTCTTTCTCGCGCTCGAGCGTAGTAGTAAAGAACCTTGCCCCTGAGTTCAGCAGAATCAGCCACTCCAGCCCACTCTGCCAAACGATTCCATATTAAAGCCATGTCTTCAGATGAACAATTATCTCCATTTGTTGTAAGCCACCGAGACAATTCCATGTGCCTTCTTGTGGGCTCACTGATCCAGCTTACGTTATAAAAGTCAACAACTAGACAAGGCGGTTTTGCACTAGCCCCTGCCAATAACAGCAACAATGGTAGGAGCAGCCAGCGCATTTCATTTGTCTTGTTTTGAATCTAGCTTGTCAAATATTTGTCTCAGAATGGTTTTGATTTCTGCAATGTCAGACTTATAGTCGTCCTTTTGGACGTAGTCTTTCAGCAGACTTTCTCGCAAAGAACTGGCGTCATCTTCCAGCTTCTGAATCTTGCGAGTCGTTTGGTTAAACACAAATACGGCCAAGAAGGCCGCGATGGCTACTACAAAGTTAAATATCTGTTGGTTGTCCATCACTTCAAGTTCCGTAGTTTGTACAGAGTGCTCAAATATTCAGCAACGGCTTCATCAACGATGTTCTGAAGAGCTGTATCTGTTTTGTTGATTGCTGTGTAGCGAATCTTTTCTACAGAATCCAAGTGGCGTGCTAAAACATCAGCGGGGTCGCCTTTGTCTGTTTCTTCCAGCATGGGGATATCCTCAACGATGCCGTGGCGTCCTTGGTAGGCTTCGGTCAGTGAGTCAGCAATTTCTACAATGCTGGCGTAGAACTCACCCAACGCCATGTGCTGGGCGAAACTCGTTGTACGTAAGTGTGCTCTGTGCGCGTATTCGCGGCTTAAGAACAACAGTGCGATCAGACGTCCGATCATGTCGACTCCACGGTAGGGTTCATAGACGCAAGGTTAGCAATAAGCCTGCTGTCCGTAGGATTGAATTCTAGAGCTTTTTTGCAAAACTCGATAGCAGAATCTTTGAGGCCAAGATTCCAAGCAGCAATGCTGGCAAGGTCGTATGGCTTCTCAGTCCACACCGACGGGTCCATCGTATACACGAGTGCTTTATCTTTGATCTCGAGCGCAGACAGCGCAGCAGCGTAAGACTCCGCCCACATGCTACGGCGGTAGCACTGCATAGACAATTCAACCCATGGCTCACGAGTACCGGGGGCCTCGGCAACAGCAAGGCGTGCCCACTTCATGGCTTCTTCAACATGGCCAAGTTCATCGTGTGACTTAGACAATAAGCGCATGGCGTAGCAACGCTCGTTCTGCCAGTTAGCCTCAGGCATGGCAAGGTACTTCTCAAGCGCAGTAATGGCTTCTTGCCAGCGGGAATAGAACGTCAACTCACGGGCATGGTAAAACGCATTACGTGGGCAGCGTGGGTCTTCTGCCACAGCCAACTCTAGGAGCGGCATGTACTGGCCACGAGACTTGTTATTGTCTGGGTGATGGCTTACCAGCAGCATGTCTGTGTGTGCGTAGACTTCCTTGGTGCGGTTGTCAGCACGGGGGTACTCATGAACTGGGTGGTGCCAGTGGTATCCAGTGCGGTGATGAATCTTCTCGTAGAAGAAACTGATACCACAGCCCCAGTCAAACTTGTAGCGCAGGCGTGTTGTCTGCTCTGTCCATACACGCTCAATCTCTTGTCTCCAGCCCGGCTCCATGACTTCGTCCAAGTCAAGAGAGATACACACGTCAAAGTCGGCAGGGATTAAATTAAGGGCAGTGTCACGCGCCTTGTCGAAACGCCAAGGTCTAACGGAGATGTCATACACTGTAGCACCCAGAGAACGGGCCAGACTAGCAGTATTGTCTGTAGAACCAGTATCAGCGATAAGAATAAGATCGGCATCTTTGGCTGACTCACAGAAACGTTGTACGAATTGTTCCTCGTTTTTACTGATGGCGTATACGGCAATTTTCATAGGTATCCTTTAAGAAAGTGGGTCGGTTGGCCACACCACTGTCTTTATATCAGAATACGTCTTGGTTATGTCGCGTAAGGCTTGGCGGTATGCCAGTACAGCAGTAAATTTCTCTGCTGACATTGTGTTGGGAATACCCAACAGGTCTTCTTCTTGTTTGCGCTGTAGTACCCAGTCGGTGGCGTACAACTTGGCGTTGCGTGCGTCCACAAGGGTAAGCGGGGGGTATGGAGGATGCTCAGCCAAGTCTTGAATGGCTGCAGCTTTGATCTTGTCTAAGTTCTCTTTGATCCAAACAATCGCATGCAAATCTGGGCCATGCTCAGACTTACCACCCGTGAACTCAACCACGTAAATACTGCGACCGGGCTCATATGACACCAGCTGCATGGTTTCAGAGTAGGGAAAACCCGCACCATACTTAAATGCGTCGGTAGAGGAAAACGCATGCTCAACGTTGTCGATTCGGCAAGAAGCGGTGTTGTTGTAAAAATCAATAAAGACGTATTGAGTCATGGTAAACCCCTAGATAACCAATTGGATAAAAGCAAGTTTGATGTTTGCAGGAAGCGCATCAGTTGTCAAAGTCGCACCAGATACTGTATGTGTATGGGGGAACGAAGTAGACGCGTGAGGAATGTACAAGAACGAATAAATGCTGCTGCTCAAAGTAAAGTGAGCATGGGTAAAGTTGTCCGATGCTGCCGTAGGAACCGTGGTCGCATAAGTTGTTGAAGCACTGGTAATCGCACCATGCGCTGTGGCAGAAGACGTGGCGTACCCAAGGAAGTACCCTTGCATGTCTATTGTGCCGTTGGTTCCGTCACATACTTTCCAGTAAGGTGGAAGTAAGGAAAGGTTTCCGCAATACATGACGATGGTGGCGTTCTGGGGTATCTGTCGTGACGCTGCAATCCACAGTTTCAACAGTTTGCCTTTAAGGGCAGTGATTGAAGCAGACCCAGTCAGCACATGAGAATGTGAAGTTGAAGACGCAGAAACATACGCAGGCTGGCTTGTTCCGGATGTTGCGCCAGTCATTTGTGCACCGCTTCCAACATACTGAAGGTGTGAATGGCTTCCAGAACTGTAGGATGAAACCGTGAACGTAGGCGTATGCGTAGCTGCTGCGTTGTCTGTAACTGAACTGCCGCCAGATATATAGCGGTCAGATGTTGCTGCCAACTTTTGAGACCCGCTAACCAAATTGGTTCCATTGATATGGATGGTATTGGCAGGAAAGAACCTTTGCTCCGTGGCAGTGCGCAGCATGGTAATTGTTGTACTGATCGGCTTCATCTCAGTACTGACTGTGACTGTAGACGGGGTTACTGTATGCGTGTGATTACCGGCTGTGACAAGGTTGCTGTCAGCAGTGCCTGCGCCACCAGTTGCAGAAACAGCACTTCCATAGTGTGCGCCTGCGGTACCTAGCCCAGATGCTGTAGCAACAGTACTCCCACTGGCTGCAGTGGTTGTAGCAATCTCAGACTGCGTAGCAGTGCCAACAATAAATTTACTGGCCGCAGCACTATAAATATCCCAGCCGTCTACTGCAGCAGAATAAGTGCCATTATAAAAAATAA